TACCCATTAAATTACCGCGAACTCTTCCTTGTTTTCCATTTAGTCTTTCTTTTATTGATTTTAATGGACGTCCAGACCGTTGAGCAACGGCTGCGACACCAGGGATTTTATTATCAACTAAGGTTGCTATATAATATTGTAAAACAGTAGTCCAGTCATCAATAATATTTCCATTCGCATTTGAAGCTATTTTTTCATGTAATGTTTTATTTGTTTTAATAATATTAACAATAATATGAGTAATATCATCTTCGCTGCGTTGCTGCGAATCGTGTTTAACAGACGGTCTAACCGCTGGTGGTGGAATAGCTAACACTTGGCAGACCATCCATTCCGGTCTAGACCAAAGTGGACTAAATCCCATAAATTTAATATTATCATCTGTAATTCTGCGAAATAATCTAATTACTTTTTCCGGAGTAAGATTTAATGATATTTTTGTTTTTTCCGCATCCGAAGTGTCAACCTCGTCCCACTCCGCAATTAATGTTGCCAAGTTTTCTTTTTTAATTTTATTTGGTTGCTTACAGCCACAACCGTCATTTGTTGCTTCACCACATCTTTTAATTTTACTAGCAATTTGAAATACTTTATTCCATCTCTCATCTGGAAGCATATCGAGAAGTTCTTTATGTTTTTCTTTACTAATTAGTAATTTGCTGCATTTAATACAACAACATCTAAGAACTTTAAGAATAGTAGGTAAATATTGAATATAAAATACAGGTCTGGCTAGCTCAACGTGTCCAAAATAACCGGGTGTTTTCATATAATCATGTCCATCAGTTGGACAAATAAGTCCAGGTTCTAATACACCCATTCTAGGGTCAAATAAACCACCAATTACTGGTTTGTTATTAATGTAAGTGTCTCTATTTGTAATTTCAGCAACCGATCCTTTTCTAATCTCTTCTGGTGATAATATACTAAATTGTATACCAATAATTTTAGCACATTCTTTATTCAAAGAATCGTTTTGATTAGCCATCTCCTTATATTAATAACACAATATTTAGATTGTTTTATTTTCAATTTTATAATTAAAATAATATTTTTAATTATTTTTTTAAATATTTTTAATTATTTTAAAATTGAAAATAAATTATTTATTTAAATATAAATATAAATATAATTATAACAATGGACTTAACCGATTATTTGCCAAATAAACATAAGTATAATACAAGATACAAAAAAAATATGATGGCTTTAAGTAATTCAAAACTTGAACCACTAAAGTTTCAATTGTTTCTTACAAAGATTTTCCCATCTAAGTATATGCAGAATAAATCTAAACTATTATTAGCATTAAATAATTCTAAACTTAAAAAAAATATTATTAAAAAAAACAAACGTTATAATAGCGGCACTAAACAAAAACAAAAACAAAACACTCCAGATAATTCTAGTGAAAGCGATGATGATGATTGCGAAGAGGATGATGAATGCGATGATGATGATGATTGCGAAGAGGATGATGAATGCGGAGATGATGATGACGAATGCGAAGATGATGATGAATGCGAAGATGAAGATGAGGAGGATGAGGAGGATGAAGATGAGGAGGATGAGGAGGATGATGACGAGGAGGAGAATGACGATGAGGATAAATGTGATGATGAGGATAAATGCGAAGATGATGAATATGAAAACCTCATAATTAAAAGAAAATTTTTAGATAAATTGCTTTCTATTGCGAATAAAAAAAAGAAATCTTTAAATTCAGTAAATAAGAATAAAGGTTCTAAAGAAAAAGAGTTTAAAGAATTGATTAATGTAGAAGATAATTTAAATGATATAAAATATTTTACTAAAGAACTTGATGAGTTTCAAAAAAATAGTATAATTGAAGAATTAAAAAAAATTAATTCAAAATTCAAGATTTATAAACCATATAGAATTTTGCTTTTAGAAATGAATATTCCAACAGACTTTAAGATTGTTGCCTTGAAAAAAATTGGCATGCTTGAAACCATGAATCCATCAGCAAGTGAATATTTTAAATTAAAATCGTGGATTGATTCATTTATGAGTTTACCATTTAATAAAATTAATAATTTACCTATATCATCAAATGATGGGTTTGCTAAATGTTCGGACTTTATCAAAACATCAATAGATATATTAGATAAAGCAGTATTTGGATTAAATGATGCTAAAATGCAAATTATGCAATTATTAGCTCAATGGATTACAAATCCAGACGCATTAGGAAATGCCTTAGCAATTAAAGGACCAATGGGCACAGGAAAAACAACACTAATCAAAGAAGGAATTAGTAAATTATTAAATAGACCATTTTCATTAATTGCGCTTGGTGGTGCAACTGACGCAAGTGTATTAGAAGGGCACAGTTATACATATGAAGGAAGCACTTATGGGAAAATAGTAGATATTTTAATTCAAACACAATGCTCTAATCCGATTATTTATTTTGACGAATTAGATAAAGTAAGTGACTCGCCTAAAGGAGATGAAATCATTGGGATTTTAACTCATTTAATAGACAGTAGTCAAAATACAAATTTTCACGATAAATATTTCTCAGAAATAGATTTTGATTTAAGTAAAGCATTATTTATATTTAGTTATAATGATGAAACTAAAATTAATCCAATTTTACGAGACAGAATGTATAAAATCACAACAAAAGGGTATGATAAAAAAGAAAAAACCATTATTGCTAAACAATATTTATTGTCCTCAATTTGCAAACAAGTTAAGTTTGATAAAGAAAATATTATAATTAATGACGAAACGATTGATTATATTATTGACACTTATACAGAAAATGAATGTGGTGTAAGAAACTTAAAAAGATGTTTAGAAATTATCTTTACAAAATTAAATTTATTTAGATTAATGCCTAAAGGGTATTCATTATTTAATACAGAAGATTGTTTTGCTGTTGAATTTCCATTCAATGTTACTATTCCAATAGTTCAAAAATTAATTAAAAAAGAACAAGGGAATGACGCGTGGAAAGTAATGTACATGTAACTTATTATTTAGTCTAGTCCATTTATTTCTTTGGTTTCTTTAAACTTTTTTTTCTTGATTTTTTTGAAGCATCGCAACTGCTACCTCCAGGAAATTTAGCTGGTTGTTCTTCAGGCAATTGAGCTCTATATGTGGGAATTCCACGATTATCCGACGCATCGTCTGATTGTGTTGGTTCTAGTGTTAGTGGTGGTACTTGTGTTGATGTTGGTGCTTGTGTTGATTGCGGTGGTCCTGCGGCTGCTATCTGTTTAGCACTGTTCATGGATTTGCTGCAGTCATCCAGTAATGGCAATACATCATTAAGTGATTTGTTAAGTTCTGCTATATTTTTTTGTATTTCTGCTTTTACACTGGCGAACTTATCAGCAGTGGTATTTATATCTTTTTTAACACTTCCAAAATAATTTCCAATACCAGAAAAAAAGTCCAAAATAGGATTAGTTCCTCCTTTTACTTTTTTTGTTCCAATCTCTTTATCAACTGTATGTTTTCTTTTACCTTTTTTTCTACTTTTTTTGCTTAAATCAGGCATTCTTATATATTATATAATAATATAATATATAAAATATATATAATATATATAAAATATATATAAAATATATATAAAATATATATAATATATATAATATATATAAAATATATATTCTATTTTAATATTGATTAAATTCTAAATAATAACGTGGATTAGATAAATATTTTAAAGGTTTTGTATATAAAACAACTCCAGACGCAATTGATAGACTAATTAATTTTGTTTTATATTCTGTTAAAGAAGTTTCTTTAACAAATGGGTTTGTGCAAATTTGCTTTATAGATAATAATCTATTTGCTGGATTAATTAAAAATGAACCAATAAAATGCGGTTCTTCAAACCTATCTGGAATATACGCAATATATAAATCGCGGTTTTCATTTTTTTTAAGCGAATGATTAATTATATTAACTAAATCAATTAAAACAAATGTAGGATATTCAGTATTTGAAACTTCTGTTGTTTTATATAACCATTTAATCGCCGTTGTTGTAGTATCTTTGGCTGAATATAATTTTAATCCATTATACTCTTTATAATTATTTAAATTGTTTAAATTATCTTCTAAACACATTTTAGGATTAATAATCTTATTAATCACAATATTAGGCGTTGAAAAAAAAGAAAAAACTGTTAATAGTATATTAGTTAATATCATGTTTATTGTA